ATCATCAAGCATAGACTTCTTGGTCATGTTAGCAATCTGTGGTGCAGCCTGTGCAATAATCCTCTTAACACTGTCGTCACCGTTAGCTTGGAAGTTGAAGTTCTGGACGACAGTAGTGCTACCAGCGCCACCTTCCATCTGTACACCTAGCTTACCGTTAGCGCCCCTCTTAAGTGGCATGATAGCTTCTGGCCCAGCTTCACCCATGAGACCAGTCTTACCGCCAGCCATAGGGAACATAGTAGGGCCACTAAGAACACCACCATCAGCGAAAGGTCTAATCTGTGGTCTTGAAGATGAGGATGGTGCAAGACCACCTGAGAAAGCACCTTTAATTGTTCCCGAAATAGATTGGACAAGTTCCTCTACAACTAGAATTTCATATAGTCTCTTGATAATTTCCCTAGCCATATCTTTGAAGGCATCCTTAGCAGACTTAGTGCCATCTACAATCGACATAAAGGCATCACCCATTGAAGAGGCTATAGTGTCTGCTATCTCCTCTTGCTTATCAACAGCCTCTTGAAGTACACGGTTCTGTTCCTCAAAGGCTGCGATAGACTTAGCAGCACCTTCAATTTCTGCTTCTGTGAGTTGTACATCAGCGTCTTTATTTTTCTTCAGAAGATCGTAGTATACCCTCTGTCCAGCTGCTTGCTTTTCGCTTAAGCCAATTAGGGAACGCTCTTGTTGCATCTGTAGTTCACGGGCTGCAATAATCTCTTTGATGTTTACTACGTTGCTGCCACTAGACTTGTTTTTATCTCTCAACCCTTGCTCTCTTGTTAACAGGGTTTGAAGTTCGTCGATCTTTCTGTTGTAACTTGCAGATACAGACTTCTTATCTTCCATTCCCAAGGCAGGGTCACCTAACTTAGCAGCTAAGTCTGCCCTGTATCCAGCTATGCGACCAGCTACAGCACCACTTGTACCTGCCTCTAGTGCTTTTACTTTAGCCGTAGCGACGGCAATAGCCTTATCAAGACCCTGACCAAAGGACAGCAGACTTGACATAGCGGAAGCAGCATCTTTAAGAGCGTCAGCAAGACCTTTTGCCTTATCTTCAGATGAGGCGATTTCAGCGGTTACTTTAGCATTTTCATCATAGAGAGCCATAGCGACCTTAAGATGATTACCTTTGATACCTTCAGAAATTTTATCAAGGCGGTATTGCTCTCTTGCAATCTCCGCTTCTTTCTCCCTAACTTTCAGAGAGTCTTTTCCACCCTTTAGAATAAGTCTGTTCAATTCAAGAGTGTCAGTCATAGACTTCTTTTCAGCCTCGACCGTATCAAGAATTTCCTTTACAGCATCTTCTCTTTCTTTCACAGCTTCTTTCGCTGCTTCCAAGGTGTCATAGTAATGAAGAGTAGCTTCGACAGCAGCCTCTGTTGCCATTGTAGTGTCAGACCAGCTAGACTCTAGTGCCTCTGTTGATGCACCCATTATTTCTAATTGCTGAATAGTCTGAGTTAATTGCGTAAAGAACTGCTTTTGCTGTTCTGTCATTTTGCCAGTTATGTCTACGTTTTGCTTGAAAGCATCCCTAGCAGCAAGAGCAAATTCGTACATCGTGTCAATATCAGAGGCTTCGGATATACCCCTGACATCACTAATAAACGCCTTTACTTGTTTTCTGGCCTCTACAAAAGTTGATTTCTTACCTTTCATAAGGGTTTCGATACCCAGCAAATCTCCCACAAGGCCAATGTCAGTTCCAAGCATCAGCTTCCTAAGAAAACCTGCTTCAGTGTTTGCGTCAGCTAAAGATTGAGCCAACCCATCAATTGATTCAAAGGCTTCAATCTTAGCAATTGCCAGCAAGTCTTTTGCAGTCTCTGAAGTCAACTTAAGGGCAGCTATGTTCTTCTCAAACACATCGTCGTATATGCCACTCTTAGAACTTAGTAGGGCGAAGTATTCGTCTAGTGCGGACTCAGTGTCTTCTATCTGATCTTTAAAATCCTTGGCTTGCTCTCTTGTTGCCATAAAAGCCATACCAAGAGATGATAACGCTGCAATACCAAGGCCAATCATAGCCCCCCAAGGGCCAGCAAAGAAACCAGCTAACTGAGAACCTTGTTGAGAAAAGGCTATGAGTGGATTTGTCCCAGCTTGAACCTGCACAATAAAGTCTTGTACTTGATAACCAGCTTGTTGAAAGGCAATTTCATTACGTCTTGCAGACTTACCTGATCCAGACAGTGCCTTATCAAACTTTTTAAAAGACGCAGCACTGCCATTAGAAACTCGCCTCAATCTCGCCATTTCATCAGTAAGCCGTTTGGTTTCAACAGCAGCACGTTTTCGTGTAATTAGCCCTTTTTCTTCAGCGCGTTTAACATCCTTAAACTCAGACTCTAGGTTATTCAATAGTTGAACAGCCCGTTTTACTGGGGTTGAATCTACACCTATTATAAGACTAATATCATCAGCCATTCGCTACCCTCATGTAAACTGTATCAACACTTTTTATAGCCTCTACTTCGCGAGGTTCTACAGGTGTCTCAGTCAGTTCCTTCCATGCTTTAATTTGTTCATATGTTATCGGGTTAGGGCCAGAGAAGCCTTGAGTTCTACTGTTGCTCAATGCAATAAAGGCAGACCAGACATGAGACATAAGCTGAGGAAATACTGTCGGGGGTTCCAATGCTTCTGGTCTTCGTCCAATCTGCCTTTCTACTTGTTCTAGGTGTTCACGTTCCGTAATGCCATCCTTGTCAGGCTTGTTGAGTTTAAACTGATGTTCAGCCCACTCACACAACTGAGAAGTTAGGCTTTCGTAAAATCCAAGGAGTCAGCCACCGCTTCCTCAATCTGATCTTTAATCCAGAACACTTCGTCATATAAATCTTTAGCCTTAGCGACAGTGAGCTTAGGTTTCTCACCACCATATGTAATGTTCCAGTCAGCAGTAACTTTAGATAGAAGCGTCAGAGTAGCTTCTTCCATGTCCTGTGCTGTGATCTCTTGTTTCTTACCTGACTGCATAGCCTTAAGACGTTTGTTTGTCTGTTCGTGCAATACTGTCTTGTACTCTTTAGAATGACTTGCGTGGACAGTGATAGTCATATCAGTCTTGTCGTCATTCTTTAGAGTATCACCAGTGTTAGGGTGAACCAGCTTAACTTCTACAGTGTCACTGGTAGGCTTAAGGTTCATTAAATCCATTGTCGAGTTCCTTCGGGGGTTATGTCGGGTGATTAAAACGTGGAGACCCCCGACCCGACTCAGGAGTCCCCACTTACCTAGCTAGGTATTCTTATGATGGGCGTGTGATCTTAAGGTTAGTAGCCTCTGTTGTGTCAAAAAGAGCGACAAAAGACATTGTAACCATACGGCTAGTTGGGCCATCGACGCCAACATCAGCAGAGTTAATCTTGACCCGTGGGAATTGGAATGTGTGTGCATTGTTTCCTGTAGGGTCATCCACAGACACTTCAATCTCAGTTTCAGTCTCGTTGAGGAAACGGTTAATCAGTGCTGCGTCTTGGAAGTAAGCTGTCATTGTACCTTCTACTTCTGCACGACCGTACTCAAGAGATGGTGCGCTATCGCTACCAATAACGAAAGTAGGAGCAAAAGAGTTAGTTAAGGTAAAGTCTAGTGCAGTTACGATAGCTACAGAAGCTGCACCACCTACGTTACCAATACCAATAGTACCTGAGTAAGCATCGAAAGGTGCAGCACCAGATGCAGCAGCTTGGGTCTTCTGTGTAGCACTGATGGTCATGTCCTTGCCAACCATACCGAAGGTAGTTGCTACCATCTGGTTAGGTGCAAGTGATATGCCCATAGTGGAAACTGACATACCTGTGAATAAACGAGCTTGGTCAATGTCAGCAGCATAGTCTTCTATAGAGAAGAACTTAGGTGCAACGCCAACTTTAAGGACGTTAGATGACCAAGTGTTTAACATGGCTGATTCAAGTAAAGCATCATAGTCGCCATCTCGTAAGTCAACTACGATGTCACCGCCTACTTGACGGTTACCGTGACGATCTACGCGAGGCATACGGTCAGCTTGAATATCATTACCAGCTACACGATCTTTAGTGAGGTTCAAAGAGTGAGTGCTGAAGGGAAGGTTAGTAAAGTTACCAGAGGGTGTTGTACCAAACGTAGATTCTACGATGAACGACAGACTGGAGCGTGAGCCTTGTGCGAAAGCCATATTGTTTCTCCTAAAGGGAAGTTATTTGTAAATGTACCATCCAATGTCTACACGGACGTAGTACCAAGGGCTGTCTATAATCCCCTGCTGTCGTTCTGCGTAGTCGATAGATACTTTGATAGTTTCTGTGTCAGAGTTAGTAAAGGATATGTCAGTTGTGGCTTCAAACGCTTCTATCAGTATATTAGCGTAATCATCAGCCGCCTTCGGACCTTTACCTTCTGGAGTATGTGCCAAGATGGAAAACACACCTTGGTATCTTTGTTGTGGATTTAAGCCCCTTGCAGCAGGGCGACGTTCTACTGGTAAGAACATAACTTGTAGAAAGCTAGTTCCAGTTGTAGGCTCAAAAGTTACGTTCTCATAAGCCACACTAGGTATGCCTGACACATTGGAAAGGTGACTTTCAAGTGCAGCCCTAATATCGTTGTATATACTAGCCACCAAACTTGTTCCTTACTTTAGTGAATACACTGTAGCCCCACTTGTCTTCAACATCCTGAGCGTGGTCTGCCCTATTTCTAAGAACTACTTTTTCTGAACGTTCAAGGTCAAACTTATCTATGTCTTGTCTAAGGTTTTCAAGAGCAATGCCTGTAAACTCTTTACGAGATGCCGTATTCTCCCAAACTCGACGAGACCTTCTCGCTTCTGTCTCAGAGTTTTTCTTACGACCACCGCCTTGACCAACAGATAACATAGAAAAACTTTCTACATAAGCACCAGTGTCAACAGGGGAAATAGCTACAGCGTAGTTAGCGATATTTCCTAGATTATCTCTTATAGCCTCTTCAGCAATCTCAGTTATCTTCTTTAACTTGTTGTCAAATGACTTGTTAACCTTGAGAGTAGTCTGCTTTGCCATTGTTATTCCCTCACATCACAGAGGTAACAAATACGAGTACCAGCAGAAAAGATAGTGACTACAGAGATAATCTTTACGTTGTCTCCATTGCCAACAACAAGGTCATCAGTATCTGGTTCGACAGCAAGTCCAAGTGCAGGTATAACACACTTACGAATACCCCTAACGACCATATCCATGTTTCCAGAGATGCCATTATCGTAGTTGTACATATAGCCCGTGAAGGAATAGTCCGTAGTAGCTGAACCATCAATCTCACCAGTAGCAGGGTTGTAAGTCCCACCTGTAGTCACCTTACGAAGAGTTAGGCTTTCACCAAAGTCTTGTACAAGTTTTAGCAAGTCATAGGAGCGAAAAGACATCTTACCTCTCCTTATTCATACTCTGGTGTTTGGTAACTTGGGGGGTTCTTGAAACGGTCTCTACGGAATGAACCTTCGATACGGTTAGTGTTATCACGTACAGAGTTTACCTTAGACTTGGTAATGCCACCAGCAAGTATACCAACAGATGCACCAGAGGTCTTACCTTGGTACTCTAGGTTATCAGCTAGTGTTGAGTAGTGCTTCATAAGGTCAGAGTAGTCAGCCTTAAGTGCGCCATCTAGGGATGTGTTTACCTTACGGGCATACTGAGAGGATATGGTACGGGCTATCCACCCAGCAGAATAGTAAACATTATCACCGTTCTGAGACAACCCGAAGGTAATCTCTGCGTTTTGTACTTGTTGGTCTTGAGTGTCGGTGTCACCAACCAGAAGGCGAACAGTATTGAGGCGACCAGAAGCCGTAGTAGTGTTTAGATCAGATGGATCATATGTCCAAGCCATTCAAGTCGTCCCTTCGTTTTACTATTATCCGAGAACCTCATCCCGAATGCGGTAGAAGTCTTCACTAATCCATGCGCTGTTGTTTAGGAAGCGACGGATCAGACCTCTTTGTTTGTCGTCGATCTTAGACTTGCGACACTTCTTTATGTTGTACTCAGATGTACTTGAAGTTCTGTCTTTGACGATGACGTTAAGTAAGCTAACAAGGGTATCTAGCTGCTTGCTAGAGAACTCAGACAACCTGTCTCCAACCTTGTTCTGTACTTCTAATTCTTTGTTGTGGTAGAGATAACCAGAGGTGTAAAGACTAGCGACCTTATCAGGGTCTATGCTTTGTTCTAACCAATTAAAATGTTCACCACGTTTCCAGTTCTTTCCTGCTGAGGACACTGGTATTTTAATAAAGACAGGCCAATCAACCTGCCAACCCAAATATGTAGGGTGCATAGGACTACTCCGTTATGTAAGGATACTGTTGTGTTCTTTTATAAGTTGGGTGGAACCCCAAGGATTAACTCAGGGTTCCCCGTTAGTATATGTATTAGTTCTTATTGAACGATAGCGTTGAAGAAGTAACCCAAGTCAGCTCCGACGACTTTCATGTCGTAGGACATTTTAACTTGGATGTGTTCTGCAACCTGCTGACGCTTAAGTGCATCGTCAGAGTAGCTCTCAACAGTAACGCCGAGATTGTTTACGCCAGGAACATTGTTCCATGCGAATGTCAAACCAGCGGCTGGTGTCATCAGACCTGAGTTTCTAGGTGTATGAACCAAGAGAGCATTCTTACCACCGATGAAAGCAGAGGATTCTGCTAGACCTTCAGCAGCAGTGTTCTCGACAGCTTCCATAACTAGGAAGTTTTCCATACCGAAGATTTCTGCCAGTTTACCATCTGTAATCAGAGCAGGGTTGTTGATGGTAGAACCACCATTCAAACGTGCAAGGATATCAGGGTGGTTAACCAAGATGTCACGTACTTCTTTACCAACAACCATTGTGTTTGGCTTGAAGCCGCCAGAAGTCAACTGCATAGTACGTGCGCCAGTTGTTACATCTGAGATAGGTGTTGAGTTAGTGTAGTCATTCCAGTAAACAGGAGTGCCAGCACCGTTAGCAGCACCAGATACGCTTGTTGTCCAAACGCCATTGACAAAGAATGTAGAAGCGAACTGCTTCTCACGATGTATCAACAGACGGTTAGTTAGTGTCTCTGCTCCAGCGGAACGGATTTCCAACATTGCATCTTCGTTAGCTAGTGTTTGCTCATCAAAGTCCATACCCAGACCAAATACGTCTGCGAAGTATGATGAGTTAGAGATAGCCATGCCGATACGGTTAACTTCTGTACGTGGTGCTAATTTCTTAACATCACCAGAACGGTTCATATTTGCACGGTCGTAAATGTAGTATTTATCAGACTGACGCTGTACACCTACAGTTGGGAATACTTTGTCAGCGATAAAAGATGTTTGTTCTTGTACATAGGCCAGTGTCAAGTTAGACAAAGGCTGGTCAATATGTACAGCGGAGGGAGTTAAAAGAGGCATTATATTATTCCTTTAAATGCTGGATTAGGCGACTAAGTTGCCACCTTGGATCATTTCCATTTCGATGATTTGACCGTCTACACCAGCTTCACGGGCGTATCCAAGAACTACATCACCACTTGCGGCTGTTATAGCATCACCTGAAGCGTCTGTTTGTAGAGAGGCTCCAGCGGCAACAGTACCACCAGCAGTTATCATAACTGAACCTGATACACATACTGTTACTGTGTTACCAGCAGTACCACCGACAAGACAGACGCCCATAGCGTTCTCACCAGCAGCGTCAGCTAGATCAACTTGACCATCTGACTCAAGAGTTACGAATTTGAATTGTGCTGCGGAGAGGTCTTCGCCAGCAATAAATGTGCGGTTGTCGCGGGATTGCATTACAGCCATTTTTATTCCCCTTTATAGGATTTGTTAATAAGAGCTTTACCAGCATCAGTCTTAGCTACAGCAGCATAAGCCTTGGCAAACTCACTTTTCTTCAGTTTGTTTTCGTCCATGTAGGACTTTACGAGGGCATCCAGTTTGTCAGCAGAAGTAGCAAACTCACCGTCTACGTCAGACTTACCAAATTCTTGCATAGCTGCATCGAATGCTGCATCAGCGGCCTTCAGTGCTTCCATGATTGCTTCATCTTCGGAGAACTTAGCTACGAGAGATTTAGCGACAGAGATGTCAAAGTGTGGCAGAACTTCACCAGCACGTTTTGCCAGTTCAATGTCAGCCTTCTCAACAGCAGCAGCTTCAAGTGCTTTAAGAACTGGTGCAGGGATGTCAGATTTAACTACCATCTCGCCTTCAACTTCCAGCATCTCAACTTCAGCTTTCTTTTCGATAACATCAGATTTGATGACGTAGCCATTTTCAATAAGACTTTTGCGAAGACGCTCGTTCTCAGCCTTGAGGGTGTCAATTTCGACTTCCTCTGCTGTTGCTTCTTCTGCCTTATCTACTTCTGGAGCTTCTTCCATTTTAGCGGGTTCAGCTTCTTCCTCTTTCATCATGTCGTAGCCAAGAGCTTTCATAGCTTCTGGTCTCCCACACGACTTTTCTTCCATGTATGCCTTTACTTTGGCTTCCATTTCTTCAGTCATTTTAATAATTTCCTCTTCGGAATTGTCACGCTTGAAGAGACTAACCATCGCCTGTGCATTGGCTGGACGGTCCACAAGGGACAGTTCCTCAAGTTGCAAGTTTTTTAGGAGGTTAGGCAAGATTAAATCTCCTCTTTCATAGCACGACCGCCAATGGAGAAGGCCGCAAGTTCGCCAGACTTCACCATAGCCCAGATGCCATCGTCGAATACTTTGTAAGCAACGACCCATCCTTCACGGTCAGACTGGATACCAAGAGCATCACCGATTTCTTTAGTGATAGGAAGCGAGTGGACTACTGTGCCAACTTGCTCTCCTGTGTGCATAGCCTTGCCGACACGCACATGCTCCATAAATTCGTTTACAGCTTTCACAAGTGTGCCAGCTTCGATAACATCCCCTTGGCGGTCTACTACAGCTTCACCCTTTTCGGTTACTACTGAGGCCCAGCCATAGACCATACGCTGTTCTTCGTCGGTCTTAAGGATTTTACCTTCTATATTCTTTGTCATATCACTCACTGATGTACCTGCTTCCCACATACGGCATGACCAGTAGCCAGCCTTTGTTTTGTCCTTCTTGGTGTCACACGAATGACGGGAGCGAAAATTGGCACGAGCCTTCGGGTCATCACGACGGATTTCCATGTTAGGGTCGCCAAAGGTAACTCTCTTAACCTTGCCACCGTCCTGTACGAACACTTCAAACTTCTTGTTGCCACCTTTGATGCGACGAGGCTTGTTAAGTGTTACTTTCTCACCTTGGTACTCTGCCTTAGCAAACTCTGTCTTTATTACCTCAGCTACAATAGCCCTGAGAGCCTCTATACGGTCCACTGAGGAGCCTTCTTCCTCTTCTATAGCCTCACCCCTGTCATAGTGCGCTAGGTAAGCCTCATGGCTCTCTCCTGGCATATAAACAGCCTGACCATCGTAGTCGTGAACGTGAACCTTGCCTTCAAGACCTATATCCATGCTACGGGAGACTGCTTCTGGCTCCGTAGTGAAAATATCGTTGGCATATTGTGCCTTCTTCATGGACTTCTTACTTGACGAAGGGTGAGATGAAGGTAGAAGGTCTTTATCGTGATTAGCTGACTTAGAACCGCTTACGATCTTAAGAAAACTGTTGACACGGGCCATAGCCCATTGCTCAGGTGACTTTACGCTAGGGCGAACGCTTGAGGGGTTAGTCTTGTAAGCACCAATACCACGATCATAGACCGCTTGAAGCATTCGCATAGTTACCTTATACTTAGACTTCTTGTTATGGGCTTCCATCTTGTTTTTGAGGCCAGTCTTTGACATTTTATAACCTTAAGCTGTGTTTTTGATTAGGACGCCTTGGAAAGATGCGGCTATAGGATTGTTCGTGGTATTTGTAGATACCCTGCATTCTAAGTCAGTCTTCTCTTTGAACTCTTGTGGGTACTTAAAAAGCTGTAGGAGTTGATTGCTCTGTAGTACATTTACAAATCTGGCTCTAAATACATTCGACCCAAAGTCCCTAGAATGAAAACTAATGTTTACTCTTTTGTTTGCTGTGCTAAGAGCGGCGGTAAAGTTAATTTCATCTAAGTACAACGTGTGACCAGCAGGTACTGTGTAGGCGGCTACTTGTGTTTGATTACCTAGAGCAAGACTTCCGTATACTGTGGTATTAGGCACACCACCCGTAGCTCCAGAGGAACCTATGTATATCGTACCGCCAGAAGTTCCGCTGGAACCTGCTAGAGTAACAAAAGCCCTGTGCAACCTTAAATACGATGACTGGGTAGCAACTTGTGTCTGTCCGTTTAAAGTTACAGTTTCTTCTATTTCGTTATAATCCCCATCCAGACCTTGGATGAGTATGGTGTTAGCCCCTGTGCCACCACTTGCGTCATTCGCACTCGTACTGCTTATGAACATAGTGACTGGGTTATCTAACCAAGGATAATTACCGCCGTATGACCAGACAGTTTCTTCATTACCATTTACATCTGGATTGTATCCAAACTTATAAATAGCCGTATGACCTTTTGTGAAGCCCCTAGAGATTGCTAGTTCTGTATGTTCAAATAGACGTTTAGGCCAACCACCAAGCATTTTCTCTTCTACCTGTTCAAATATTATATTAGGGTCTGTTGCATCTTCTACTTCGGGTCTTCCTGTAAGTATCCCATTAGCAGAGAGTACGTTGTGCTGTGTTATGGTGGTCGGGTTTACTTCTGGCGTACCTGTGACGACAGGAAGAATAGAGAAGCTCTCATTTTCTGTCACAGTAGTGTCTGAGACTACTGGAGAACCTGTGACAAAACTTACTACTGTTAGATCATGATCTTGAGTTATGGGTGTCGTTAAGACTACTGGAGAACCTGTGACAAAACTTACTACTGTTAGATCGTGATCTTGAGTTATAACAGTAGTGGGAACTACAGGTTGCCCAGTTACAACAGAAGTTAAGTTTATGACGTGATCTTGAGTTATTGTCGTTGTTGAGACAATGGGTTGACCAGTTACGATGGAAATTACGTTTGTAACGTGGTCTTGAGTTATTGCGGTGGTTTGTAATACTGGATTACCAGTAGAGAAACCATCAGCACCAATGAAATCCTCATTTATTATGGGTTCACTGGCTTCGGTGAGGATTAGCCCACTATCTTGCTGTAGAATCCTGCTGGTCATGGCCCATAACCCTTATTATGCAGGATCAGGTATACCGATAGTAAATGATCCTAGTGAGAAAGTGTTTCCAGAAGCGACTACTTGGCTTGCCGTAAGAGAGCCTGTAGCAAGTAGACGAGAGTTACCTGTATCAACTATAGAGTAGTGTGTAGCCGTACCACTGCCTGTCACTGAGGCGTCTGCTACAGCAGCTACAACAACCTCACGACCACCACCAGACCTGTCAGAAGGGGCAGCAATGGAAAGAGAAGTTGAGTTACCTAAAGTGTAGGTAGAAGTCGCCTCTGCATAACTTGCAGCTTCTTGAGAAGTGATGTCAATTCGGTTAGCCTCAGTATCTAGTACCGTAAGGCCATTGTCGAATACCCTGTTGTTTAGAGTTGCCATTATTCTTGATCCTCAGTTGGGGTCTCTTGTTCCACCTCTGGGTCATAGTCTAGTTCAGCAATACCCATAAGGTCACTGATAACTTCTGGGTGACTACTAACGTCAATACCTGCACCATTGAGGTTACGTAGGAAGGAAGAAATCTCACGCAGATCGTGTGGAGCGACATCACCAGCCTCAATGGTTGGCATCATGTCATAGTTCAGACCGTTCAACTGCCAAAGACGCTCGACCAACTGTTTGTTGAGAACATCGACGATTGCTTGGATATAACTCTCAAGCGCACGGAGGAACAGGTCTGTCTTCGACTTGGACAAGGCGTA